AAGTTAAAGTCTGCCTGTTTCAGTTCCGCTAATGTGGTATTACCAACGCTCATCTCATGCCAGTTCTTAGCATGAAGAAGTTTCCATGCGTCCTCATGTTGCCAGTTCATACTGCCATACAGTGCAGACCTACGGCTACCACCCTGCATTACATTTCTACCTACCTCATTCAAGGTATACAGTAATGGGATTGGACCTGATGCTACGCCACCTGTCCTCCTTAACTGACGGCCAGACGGTCTAGCCCTAGAGATATCAACACCTATGCCACCACCTGTCATCAGACAAGTCATGGCTCTCTCTGTAACGCCAGCCCATTCCTCTCTGGTATCTTCTTCAAGCCTCAATAGGTAGCAGTTGTTATAGAATCGTGCCTCTCTACCTGCATACCATAAGTACCTGCCTCCCGGCATGAACTTGAACTCACTAATATAATTGATAAGCCTGTCTCGTTCTGACTTCTCCATGAGCGGAGTCTTCAGTCCATTGAAGTCTCCACACACAGAGTTAACAACTGAGTGAGCCTTATCCTCCCATGTTTCGTAAGGATTTGAGGCATACTTCTGCTTGAAGATTGCCTCTCCCAATTCTGTTTTAAATGTCACGGTATCTATACGCTCCACATACTTTGTTTTCCCAATCCCAAGTGTCACCTACCTTTGGCATTGCACTGTTTTCTTTCTCTCTTTCATACTGCCATACCTTATTAGAGAAATCTTTATACGATGAGTAAAACACATCGCCATCACACTCAGCAAATTCATTAGCGAAACCAACAGCCAATTCAGCCAAGTCGTGCTTTGCTTTGTTTAGTTCTGCTTGATCGAACTCTTTTTCCTTTGCGTTTTTCTTTCTTACATTCATGCGACTTTCTCCTTGAAGTCATCTGATTCATCTTCACCAAACACACCGAACTTATAGAATCCTGTTGTCTTAAGTATTACCCTAGACAATGCACGTTTCTCTGCCATTGCTACAGGATAGGGCTGCTTTGTATTAGCAGGTGACGCTTCTCCATACGACTCCATCTTTAGATCACCTTTAGTAGCGGTTGCTTTTACTACCACAAACTCTGGATTAACTGACTCCAGTTTATATGTAACATCAATATCGTTATGATACTGTATCTTCTCAATACCACTACGAGTTATGATAGTTAATGCCTTGCTACCAAACTTAAGTTCATGTGTGTCCTCGCCTTTGACGAGTCCATTCTCTATGAACAACTCTCTTAATACTTCGTTCTTAGTTTTCACTTTGAACCTCCATAAGAATCTTCAAACTCTTTTAACTTATCCGTAATCTTCTCATCATCTACCTTGATCCATGAGTAGGATGATCCATCATCAGGATCAGGATACACACACTTCAACTTCACAGTCTTCTGTTCTACTGCTATCTTAATTGCTCCTTCCTCTGGCCGTCTGGCTTCTGCTATTGCCTCACTCCAACTAGATGCTGGAACGAATATATCTTTTATGCTTAAAGAACCATGCACTGCATCAATAACACTGTTTGCAAATTCTACCATATCAGTTTTCTTGTATGGATTCATCTGTGATCTCCTTAAAGTCTTTGATCTTAAGTATAACATAACTATCTTCGTACTTCATCTGCTTCTCATGCAATACAACTATCGGTACTCTATGCTCTGCCTCTAGCACAGCCTGACCCATAGCATCATGTATCCAGTCAGGTAACTTCTTCCTGTGCTTTACCTCAATGCTCCACTTGTCATGCTCTACATCACGACGAGACTCACCGTTGCAACCTGTTCGCACACCACCCAAGATACTAGCGATGGTGCGCTCACAGTGTTTCCAAGTTGTCATTGCTTTTTAATATGCTCAATTAAAAACTTTGCGTGTTGAATTATTTTCTCTAAATCTTGAACAGAAGTTCCTCTTTTATCCCAAGTAGATGCTAATGCAACAATGCTTCCAGAAGAATAACAAAGATTATTTTTTAAAATAAATTCAATAGGCGGTATCGGCATATTATAATGCTTTGGTTTCATGCGGCTAATGCCCGACGACGAGCATGGTTATGAGCCTGTACTGCTCGGGTACTCCAGCGGCAGTTATCCGGGCCATAATTATCGTCAACGTCAATACGATCAAGGAAAGTATTTTCAAATCTCTCTCCCATATCTTCCAAGAATGTAGCGAAGTCGTGCCATTCAGGTTCAACCGCAATACCTTTACCACCAAAGTTCTCAAAGCCAATCTGATTACGGTTATAACAACGCTCCATCATCTTACGCCATGAGTTATAGGTGGGAGTACGACCATCTTTGCTGTGTCCATGTAACATTTTAAGTTCCTATAAATGATTTTGATTCGGCGAATTTCTTACATCTCTTACCCCAATCTTCAGAGGACTCGCCTTTTTTCCTCCAAATATTCATGCCTTTAAGCCTAGCCTTATGTATATCAAGGAATGGTATGTCTTTTCCATCAATATACTGGGTGCTAAACCTAGCGGCCCAACATCTGTCGCACATAGGAAACGGATTTAGTTGTGTCGCTTCCTTGTGGGTGCAGTCTTGACAGTTTATTCGCATCTAATATTTCCTTCTTTTGTCTAGCCATTTCATCACGCCACTCCTGCATTGTCTGCTTTATCACGATATGCTCCTCTATAGGCGTCACTAACGGATTGTCTTCTATAGGAGGCAGTAAGGAATACACTGGACGCTTCTTAACCTTACGAAAATAGTGGTTAATAGGCTCACCTTTCTCTTCCGTGAGCGTGAGTCCTCGCGCAACACTAAACCCTAATCCTCCTGTACGTTTACCATAGTCATCAGCAACAGCCTGATCTAATGCCTTACTTACTATCTCAATAGAGATTTCAGTTTGATGTGGTGTCTGCCTCTCTGGTCCTGACACTGACTGAAGATAGAAGTATACATTAAACAGTTTCTTCTTAGCATCTTCAAGGTCTTCAGATTTTAAATACTTTAACTCATTGATTCTTTCAATGTAACCAAGGCATCTAGTCTTGTACACCTCAATAGGTATGCTGTCAGATTTGTTACTGTCATACTGAACCTTCTTCATTAGCGTCAATCCCTTCCTGACAATACGATCCAGTAAGAAATTAGTCGTCATCTATATACCTTTCTCCTCTAAGTTGTTGTTATTTTAGGAGATTATACCATACGTTTTGCCTCTATAATAGGTATATAAATCAATGACTTAGCCTTTAAAGGTAGTTAAGTAGAGGAAAATTTGTATGGAACTTAACCACAAGGCTCAAGCCAAGTTCAAACGACAGCAGAAACGCAACCTAGTAGCCAAGTATCACAAGCCCAAGGCTCACTACCACAAACCTAAGACTGCGTACAAGCGTGTCAAGTTTAACCATCACTTAGAGACTGACTGATCCAGACCAGTTAACATCTGGAATCCTTTACTTGCTTCAGCGGCGGCACTGAATAGGAATGACGTATCATCCTTCAGTTTAGTCAGCCATGTCTGAATATACTGTGTATGCTGTAGTTTCTCTAGCGGTATGCCTACATATTGGCAGGTCATAGCCGCTCCCAACTCAGCAACCAGTTCCTCATAAGCATAAGCCGCATCACCATACCTGCTACCACGCTTCCTGTCCAGCCTGTGCTTGGCTCCAGTAGCATGGATTCCTTCATGTGCCTTGGTTGATTCACGCTCATACTCGCAGGTAAATGCGTCATCATTTGGAATACCAGCAGAATCATCCATCGGTCGATAGAACGCCATGTCACCACCACGATGAACGCCTCCCTTTAGATTCAGGTTGGCAAGGTACTTATCTATCTCAGTCTTGGGATCGAAGTCATCACCCATAGCAATCTTAACCTCTGGTAGTTCGTGACCACACTCTTCAACCTGCTCACGGTTCCAGACCTTATAAGTCTTGGCTAATGGCATCATCTTTTCCTTGCCGGATTCCTTATCATTAATCTTGATAGGCTTCCAGAATAGAATGTCTCTGCCCTCAAGGAACACCTCCTTAGATAGAGGCATATCAGAACCAGTGAGTTTCTTTATCTGATTCAGCGTGTAGTAATCAGGCGACTCATAACTAACCAACAAGTTAAGCAGGAACCAGTTGCATCCATTGTAAGGACGCTTAGATACTCCGTTCATAGCCATCACAGGCTGGAGAGTATTGGTTGTACCGTCATCTTTCCACGGTCTAAACCAAGGATTCCACGGTGCAGGTAGCCCTGCCTCAATCGCTTTCTTATACTCCGTAAGGTTAGCAACGACAGAATCCCTTACCTCATTCGCTATCTTGTCAGGTACTTTCATATCAATCTCCTAAGTAGGGTATTAATTGACTCTCACTTAACTGTAAATCACGAAACAACTCCTTACTAGACAGCCAGAACACAGGCTCTAACGCAGTCTCCATATCATCAGCAGATATAGGTTCCATTGTAATCTCATCAAGACGCATCCATATAAGTTGACTGTCATCAAAAATAAGATCACTTACATAGACTGTACCATGTCCTTCAATGTCCCATGATTCAAGCGAGTACGGATCATACATATTATTGCTCCCAATCTTGATTGTTAGTTGTCTCAATGTACCAGTTAAGATGCTCAGATATTAGGCTACGAATCTGATCTGCTTCTGCTAAACTAAACTCAGATAGTATCCAGTCTACTGTATCTTTAACATCTTTCTTCATAGCAACTTGCACCTCCAGTGCCTCAATCCTTTTCTCTAATTTAGATTTCAAGGTTGATCTTCTTGGTGTGTTATAACCGTCAAGATTTGCACTCATTTTAAACCTCCTAGATTTATAGGTGACTCAGGCCAGTAAGTATCCCAGAAGTCATCTTCATAACGTGGTTCCTTACCGTATTCGTAACGTCTGTCTACAATAGGATAGATTATATCAGGTATCCTAAAGTATTTACCACTGTTTACGTTCTGTATTGTAGCATAAGACACATCAAACATCTCGGCAATAGCCTTGTAACTTGTGCCTTCCCTTAACTCAATGTAGATTTCTTCTACCTTATCCTCATCAAGACTAGCATTGGTAGACTTGAAAGATTTAGGTGGCTTGTGTCCTTTGACAAATGATCCAGATGATCTCATATCATTTCTCCTTCTCAAGTTCTGCTAATCTAGTTTCTAAATCTGAAATTTTCCAATCGTGAAACCATCCACCCACGTTAGGATTAAATAACTCAGGGTAATTAAACTGAGGATCGGCTCTCTTCCAAGCCCTATAATAATACAGTATTGGAGTTGGAATTTTACAATCAGTCATTACGTCTCTCCATATTCCCATCGCGAATAAGTTTCATTGCTTGGTCAAAGTTATCCGTCTTAAAGATAGCCTGACCTTGAGAATTGTAGAACGTATAAGTAGTTCCGTCAACTGTCCAAGTCATCACGTTTCTCCTTGTTAAATAGTTAACCTATTAACCGTTACTTTTCCTTTAAATACAATCACTTATATTCAAAGGAAAGTTAACCTTTCGCGCCTCAATAACTTCAGTCATTTTCCCAAGGCCGTTGCCGTTTCTTGCTGTTACGAGCGAGCGCCAGCGAGCGAGAAAACTGATGTGACTTGTCACAGCAGTCACGCTGTTAAAAATTTTTTCAAGAATATTAGCATATTATGATGAGCAGTTTATAGTCATGCTCAGGACCGGAGGATTAGCCTAGACAGGCGGCGATTGCTTCGTCATTGATGTCAATCTGCTCTTTGATCTCATCGGTTTGATACTCTAAACCTTTGAGGATTTTGTTACTGTCAGAGGCCATGTCCACAATCCAATCATAGAAACCTTTGGGGATTCCCGGAATGGCTTCGACACCCTGCAATTCTGCATATGCTCGGCGGTTCTCAGCAACAACCAACTCTGAATAAGGCTTACGTCTGCCCAGCATTTCAGCCCGTTTGTTTTCTCTGGCGCAGTAGTTAAACGCTCGTTCAATGCCCAACTGAACGATTTCCTTTTTGTAATTCATCACTTCGCCAGTCTCGTCCAGCATCACCTGATGCGACCATTTCCAATGTGCTAATTGTTTTGTCTCATATTGCAGGTCATCAACATCAAGCCCCATGTCATGCAAAACTTCCATTGAAACGGCATCTTCCCGGGTTGCGTTCGAAATCAGTTGAACCCGCTCCAGATGGTATTTCAGTTTTGAAACGCACCCAATGTTTGCTCCGATGTAGCAGTTGACCATCAGGTTTTTAAACGGTGTCATGTTGTAGTCAGTCATTTTAAGATTTACCTTTGTTTATGATCCGGGAGTGAGAAGTTTAAGTGCGATCCGATCCGCTAACAAGACCATACTCACATTTTCTACTTTAAGCCCTAAACTTAGACCTAACTTTTCAAATTCTGTTTCTGTATAATAATCCATGAGAAGATCAATTAATTCTTCTCTGGTCTGGGTGGGTACATCAAGGTCATATACTTTAATCATCACGTTTGCTCTGTTGTTCAAGTGAGGTCACATTATCCGCTTTTTTGCTGAAAACGCTGTTACCTAAACGCGACCTACAATTATCTAGAAACGACACCGGATTCTTCTCCTTGGTAGCCTAAGGCATATAACACAGCCATAACCTGCTGTTGCGAGCAACCACATATCTTATAGAATCCCATGGCATTTGTCCTATTCGCGGATGACCTATTACTTTAAGAATTTCTATGATATAATCATATAATTCACATAGAGAGATATACTTCATTCTTTCTGTTTCTTTTTGTTTCTTGCCGTTGGGCTGGGTTCCGGGCTTCGGGCGGAACATCTTAGAAAGATACTGATAGTTACTCAGGCTTTGATTACTCTATAGGGAAGTATACTCTTGGCTGTAGGACTCAGATAGCCTCAGATGGATGTCCTCCTCCCACACACACACGGACTCCTGAGCATCCACAGCGTTGATGAGACTCGGCTGTAATGCCTCGTCTCTCTCTTGATGGCTACTAGGGCATAGAATACATATATGGCAGTGATAAGGCCACCCCACCCCAAACATTTTTTTAATATATATATATGTTCTCCCCATACAGCGGTGGGACATTTAACCATTTATAAGGATTTACTAATATGGACAGAAGCAGATATCCATTACCGGGACTACTAGAATATACAGGTGATCCTGATTTGCCTCTTGAGGACTCGTATCCTTTTATTAGTATGGCTGGTATGGGATTAGGTGGATTACTTACTAGAGCCGCTATGAAGACTCCTGTGAGATCATTAATTAGAAAAGAACCTACTCTTCCATCAATAACTGTTAAATCTAAAAGACCTGTTAAAAAGCCCGGATCAAGAAGGTCAAGAAAAGCAGACTCAAAAAGAAAAGATCGGCAGTTTAACAAAGCAGAGCAACATTACGATGACCGAGCATCACGACATCCTTTCGATGATAGTGATTGGGAGCAAGATGTTGTTGGCACTCTAAAAAGAGGCCGTGAAGGATACGATGGTAATCGCCTTGTTGATCTTGCTGAATACCTTACTAAAGGAGAGCAAAGAAGCGTAGCAAAGATTGTAAGAAAAAGAATGGGTAGACAAAAAGAAGTAAAAGATTTCTACGCAAAAAGAAATAAAGAATCCAAATCAGACCTTATAAAAAAATATAAAAATGAAACTGGTAGAGAGATAGAAACTGATGTAGATTCTATGGACTTTGAGTATTGGATGGATGACTATTTAACTCCTCCTGAATTCTATTAATGGGATTAACAGATAAAACACTAATATTAGGAGTACACTGATGGCAGGAGGATCAAGCGGAGGCGCAGATATTGAAGGCAGAGCATTTGATGCTGGCCCTACAGCACAAAATGAGAGCGCGGCCTCCATAGGAGAGGCGGCAGGACTAAGTGGTCAAGCCGCTAAAGACTATGGTATTGCACAAATGGATGCTCTTGATGCCCAACATGGAACTAATTTTGGACAAAGAGCCAGAGGTCTAACAGGCAACAATTCTATTGGGACAGCAGAATTAGACTCTTTCGGGTTTGATGCAGATGCTCCTGCTGGTCTTCAACACGCTCATCAAAGAACTGCGTTTCAGCAAGCATTAGACGATCCTTCTACCATGATGGCTCAATTAAAACCTGTTCCCGGAAAGCAATATAATGCTATTGATTTTATAGAACAGTTTGGGCCATTAACAGCCACAACCCATAATCAAACTCCGTGGAGAGGATTATCTACAGAAGATGCCGCATATGCTAGGGCTATGTCATCAATGCCGTCACCAACACCTCCCGGACTTGGCTTGGCAATTTTAGGTACAGCGCTTGGGCTTAGAAATTTAACAGGTGATACTCCTCAACGAGCATCAACAAATTATGGGATGGGAGTAGGCGGTGGTCCTGACGCCGCTAACATGAGTCTTGATGATTTTGGAATTAACAATGCATTATCACAAGAAGAAAGTGATGTATATAATTTCGACAATGCTTATGCGCAACTTGATTTAGATCCTTTTTATAATTGGATTAATCCTGCTATAGAAGCAATAAAAAATTCTGCACTAGCAGAAACAGCAAAACAAATTGATGCTGTTCCAATTCCCGGTCTTGAGGTTATTCAAGGATTAGATATAGGAAAAAAAGCCCTTGACGCTATTCCCGGTATTATGGGTGTTGATTTTCCTTCTTATGGCCCAGATATTCCCGGAAGAGCGCAAGATGATGTATTTGAACCTTCTATGGATTTACAGATGCAAGAGATTGATTCAATATTTGATGGTGCTATGGTTGATCCATTTGATATGAGTATGGCTATGGTAAGCACTGAAGATAATCCTTGGGGATATAACCAGTCTGTAATTGACGGATTAAATGCCTCTTTCGATACTGGAGCAGTATCAGAAGCAGGTGGTGAAGCACTACAGGAAGCCATAGCCCAGAGAACCGCAGAGACTATTATTGCACAACAGGCGGCAAGACAGGTAACACCACAATCGAATAAGGTTACTATTCCTACATCTAGCGGCCCTGATATCGTTATTGACGTTACACCTCCTGCACCACAAAAAGTTGCTCCTCACAGGAGAACAGCACCTAAACCATCTCCGATAAAGGTTGCGGCTACATCTGTTGCTAAACCAAAAGTATTTAAGAAACTGCCGAAGTTTGCTCAAAAAGAAATTAGACAAGGTAAAATTCCGACTGGCGGTTCAGACTATGTACAGGACATGGTAAGAGACTTTCTTGGCGGTCAAAAAGCGGTTGGAGATTCTGGTACTAGAAAATGACAGAGAAACAAGACAAGTTCATAGAAACATACGTCCTTACTGGTAACGCTACTAAAGCGGCTATCGCGGCTGGGTATTCTGAAAAGACTGCTACCATCAAAGGTTCTCAACTTAAATCTCAACTACACAGTGAGATACAGAGAGAAGTCCAGAAGATAATCGCAGACAAGATTCCGGCCAGCCTCAAGTGGTTGACCGACCTTGCTGAAAGTGCTGAGTCTGAATCTGTCAGATTAGGAGCAATTAAAGATATCCTTGACCGGGCTGGACTTAAACCAGTAGACAAGGTAGAAACCACCAACATCGACCAAATGAGTAAAGAAGAGATCATTCGGGAGTTAGAGGCACTTGAAAGGCTTAAGCACTGAACAGTACCGTAAAGAGTTAGAATTAAAACAGGCTCTCAGGAGCATTGTACGCTTCTCTCGCATTGACGAGTACGACCCTTACCCATACCAGCAGAAGTTCCATAAAACAGGCTCAGAGGCCAACCAGAGGCTTCTGATGGCGGCTAACCGTATTGGGAAGTCTTTTTCCGGTGCGGCAGAGATGAGTTACCATCTAACAGGTCTGTATCCTGACTGGTGGGAAGGCAGACGGTACGATAAACCCATCACCGCTTGGGCGGGTGGGGTTTCAAACGAAACAACTAGAGACATTGTACAATACGAACTATTGGGTTCCCCAGATGATCCTGATGCGTTTGGGTCCGGTGCGATACCTAAAAGTAAAATTATAAAAACGGAACGTAAACCGGGTGTACCCAACGCAAAAAGTGTTGCTCTTATACAACACGTTACGGGCGGGAACTCTTCTTTACACTTCAAAGCCTATGAAATGGGTGTTGACAAGTGGCAGGGACGCAGTGTAGACTGTATATGGCTTGACGAAGAACCGTCCAGAGAGTTATATTCACAGGCTGTAACCCGAACATTGGACCGTAAAGGCATGGTTTACATGACATTTACACCAGAATCGGGCATGACTGAGACTGTTGCATCGTTTATGAACAACCTACAGCCCGGTCAATCCTTGACAAACGCCACTTGGGATGACGCTTCAGAGGCAGTTACCTCCATGAAAGGTAATTCAGGCCACCTAAATGAGTCTGTTATGGCACAGATTCTCTCCAGTTACTCCCCACATGAGAGAGAAATGAGGCGATATGGCCGTCCCAGCATTGGTTCTGGCCTTGTTTTCCCGGTACAGGAAGACAAAATAATGATTGATCCCATGCAGTTAGAGGATCACTGGCCTCGTATAGCAGGAATAGACTTTGGGTGGGACCATCCTACTGCTGTAGTGTGGGTTGCTTGGGACAAAGACGAGGATGAACTATATATCTACGATTGTTACCGGCAATCCAAAGCATCACCGTCTGTACACGCCGCATCCATCAGGACACGCTCTGAGAGCGTCCCTATTGCGTATCCTCACGATGGCAATAGGAGAGACAGCATGGGAAATCCGGGTCTTGCAGACCAATACAGGAGCCTTGGGTGCAATATGATGTTGGAGCATTTTACCAATCCTCCGGCCCTTGGACAGAACAAAGGCGGTAATTCCGTAGAAGAAGGTCTTATGGATATGTTGCAGTATATGGAGTCAGGTAGATTCCATGTGTTCAACACATTAACAGACTGGTTTGAAGAGTTTAGAATGTATCACAGAAAGGGCGGCAAGGTTGTTCCGTTTAAAGACGATCTAATGAGCGCGACACGGTACGCAGTATTATCACGACGATTCGCTGTTTCTAGCAGTGATCCAACTTGGACAAACGAAATAGAATATAAACAATATGGCATCATCTAAAACAACAGACGAAGAACTACTAGCCAGAGTGCAGGGAGAAATCACTGACGCTCTAGGTTATAGTGATACTATATCCAAGCAGAGAGAGTCTGCTATGGATTACTACTATGCTCTTCCGTTTGGTAATGAAGTAGAAGGAAGAAGTCAGTATGTTGATTCTTCTGTTATGGATACTATCGAATGGATTAAACCATCACTTATGCGTGTGTTTGCCAGTGGTGATGAAATGGTTACATTTGAGCCTCATGGACCAGAAGATGTAGAGTCGGCAGAACAGGCCACTGATTACGTCAACCATATCTTTACAAAAGATAACAATGGTTGGGAAATCCTATATTCATGGTTCACTGATGCTCTCCTCCAAAAGAACGGCATAGTTAAAGTATGGTGGGATGACTACGAAGACTGGAACCGTGAAGAGTATAACGGTCTTGATGAGCAGGAGTTTAATCTTCTAATCATGTCGCCAGACATTGAAGTTATGGAACACACTCCATATGTCGATGAATATGGCGCAAAGCATGATGTTGTTATTAAACGTACAGAGTATACAGGTCGTGTAAAGATTGAGAATGTTTCACCTGATGAATTTCTTATTAGCCGTGAAGCAAAAGATATTCAGGATGCTAGATTTGTTTGCCACCGTGTAAAGAAAACTTTGTCAGAGTTACGCCTTATGTATCCTGATGAAGACCTTGACCCAGAAGAAATGGGTGGTGGTGATGACGATATGGCGGCTTTCTCATCGGAAAGATTAAGCCGTTACGAGTTTGACAAGTCTGCTGATTACTTTGGAGGCTGGGGTTCTCCTGATGACGAAGAGGCTTTACAAACTTATTGGTTGCATGAATCATTCTTAAGAACAGATTATGATGGCGATGGTATTGCAGAGTTAAGAAAGATTTGTTCTGTAGGCAGTAAAGTTATAGCCAACGACCCTATTGACAAGATTCCATTCGTTAGTGTTACTCCTGTAAAGATTCCTCATAAGTTCTTTGGGTTGTCTATTGCAGACCTTATTATGGACTTGCAACTCATTAAGAGTACGTTGATGCGGAACCTCATGGACAATATGTACAACCAGAACTTTGGTCGGTACGCAGTCCTTGAAGGTCAAGCGAATCTGGATGATTTGCTATCCCAGCGTCCGGGCGGCGTAGTAAGAGTTAAGTCACCCAACGCTATTATGCCGTTGGCAACTCCGCAACTTGAGCCTTCCTCATTCCAGATGTTAGGTTATCTTGACCAACAGAGAGAGTCACGATCAGGTGTAAACAAATACAGCCAAGGTCTTAACGACAATGCGCTAACCTCTCACACCACGGCCACAGCAGTAAACGCTACAATGACAGCCGCTCAATCTAGAGTAGAGTTAATAGCGCGATGCTTTGCCGAAACTGGTGTAAGAGATTTGATGCGTTGTATTTACGAACTTGTTCTCAAGAACCAAGATAAAGAACGTGTAGTTAAACTACGCAACAAGTGGGTTCCTGTCCGTCCTGATATGTGGCGTGACAAAATGGACTGCACAGTTGCCGTAGGAATTGGTAATGGTAATCGCGACCAACAGTTAATGCACTTGACTACAATGCTACAGTTTGCTGGTGATGCAATGCGTGGTGGACTTAACATTGTCAATGAAAAGAATCTGTACAATATGGGAGCCGCACTTATAAAAAACATGGGCTTCCAGAATGTAGATGATTTCTTAACTAACCCAGAGATGGTTCCTCCACAACCTGATCCGGCAGAACAAGAAAAGCAGATGGAGATGCAGATTAAACAACAGGAACTTCAAATCAAAGCGGCTGATGTACAGTTGAAACAACAGAAACTTCAGCAAGAAGCGGCTGAATCTGCTGTAGAAGCACAATTAAAAGCGGCTGAACTACAACTTGAAGCAGAACAGAAAAGACCCATTGCTATAGGATAAATATGAGTAACGAACTAAGAGAGGAACACGCTAGACGCCTCCTCTCAGATAAGTTGTTCAACGAAGCGTTTGAAACGCTAGAAAAAAATTTACTGAACTCTTGGCATTCTTCGGGAGTCAGTGAACTAGAAGCCAGAGAACAAATCTGGTTGTCATTAAGACTCCTTGAGCGGATACGCTTGCATATAACTTCTATTGTGGAAACAGGAGATATGGCGAAGAAACTTAAGGAATACCACATATAGGAGATTATTATGGTGGATACGCAAACAGCCCCACAACTAGCAGGTGAACTACCCCAATCATCGGGTAGTATATCTGAAGCCCAAGATGCGATACTCGGACTCATGGACTCGTTAGAGGAACCGGAAGAGAAAGAGGAGGCATCGCCGTCTGAAGAAGTAACTGAAGACGCTTTAGAGGAAACAACTGATGAAATTGAAGAAGAGGTTGAAGAAACCGAAGATGAAATTTCTGAGGATGATGAATCTGAAGAATCCGATGAAGAAGAAGTTGAAGACGACTCGGAAGAGACAACTCTCTATACTGTAACAGTAGACGGAGAGGAACATGAAGTCACGGAAGAAGAACTCGTCAAAGGCTACTCCCGACAAGCGGATTATACAAGGAAAACTCAGCAACTTGCAGAATATCGAAAGCAGATAGATCAGGTAGTAGAAAACTATCAGAGCGAAATTGCTCAGACTCAGCAAGCCAGAGATCAGTACGTTAGTGCTGTCGCACAAGCAATTGAAACTAACTATTCACATTTAGCGCAATTCCAGAATGTTGATTGGGAAAGGCTTAAGATGGAAGATAGAGAGGAATATCTAACCAAGCGTGATGAATATCGTCAGGCTCAAGATCAGATTCAGTCTCTACAACAGTCTCAAGAGAAAGCCCAGCAGGAATCGCAAGTAGAGGCTCAGAAAGAACATCAACGCATTGTTCAGGAAGAGCATCAAAAAATGGTGAGACTTATCCCGCAATGGGCAGAAGACGATAAACGGCAGGCAATGGCTAAAGCCGTATCGGAATTTGCTCTAAGCAAGGGATACACACAAGAAGAGTTAAGTCAACTTGTCGATCACAGATCAATTATTGTTCTGATGCAAGCCAAAGCATATGAAGATATGCAAAAGAAACAAAACACTGTAAGGTCTAAGAAAGTTAAAAACAAACCTAAAGTGGTTCGTGGAAAGGCTAAAACAGAAAAGGTTGATGCTGACAAAGTAAAGCGTGCTAAACAAATGAAACGTCTACAGCAGACAGGAAAGGCAGAAGATGCCGCAAGTCTGTTTGAAGATTTCGTAGAACTATAATAATAAAGGAGTCATTTTATGGCAATCGCAACTAATACTCGGACGACTTACGGTGCTATTGGTATCCGTGAAGACCTGAGTAATATCATTTACAACATTAGCCCAATGGATACGCCGTTTATTTCCAATGTGGGCAAAGGGTCGGCTGACAACACTCTGTTTGAGTGGCAGACAGATTCTCTAACTGCCGCCGCCGCGAACCAGCAACTAGAAGGAGACGATAGCATGAACGCTCTGGCGGTTTCTGAGCCAGTTCGTTTGACGAATTATTGTCAGATTTCGTATAAAGCGGTGCAAACGAGTGGAACGGCCGAGGCGGTGGATTTTGCTGGCCGTCGTTCATCTCAGGCTTACCAGTTGGCCAAACGCGCAAAAGAAATTAAGCGTGATATGGAAAAGATGCTACTGTCTAACGATGTGAAAGTCGCAGGTGCGGCTGGCACTGCTCGTAAGACGGCGGCTGTAATGTCTTGGCTAGGCACGACTTCAGCAGGAACATCGAACATTATTCTTGGTTCGGCTTCTCCTGTTGTTGGTGTTGTCAATAACGGCGGTAGTTCTCCTGCTGTCGGCCCGGATGGAACTACTGTTGCATCTTTCGGTACTTCGGCTGTCCTAACGATGGCGATGATTAATCTTGCTATGGAGCGTTGCTTCACCCTCGGTGGAGAGCCTTCAACGATTTTGGCTCCGGCTGATCTCAAGCAGAAGATTAGTGCGCTTGGCGGTTCTGTTATTGCTGATCTGGTTACTAACCATGATAAAGCAACTCAGGGAACTGCGGTCAACGCCGTTGACGTTCTTGTAACTGACTTTGGTACTCTGAAGATTGTACCCAGCCGCCTGATGTTGGCTGATATGCTATTCTTCGTTGACTATGATTTCTGGTCAGTTGATTACCTGCGTCCGTTCCAGACCGAAACTCTTGCCAAGACTGGCGACAGCATCAAGCAGTTGATGATTGCTGAATATGGTCTTCGTGCTAAGAATGGTTTGGCAAACGCCGCAGTCATCGGAGTCAAAGACGCTTAATGATTAAATACAATAACACTCCTAGTATTGTTGTTGAAGATAATGTGCTTTCACCTGCTTTATGTGAACACATAGTCAACCTTGCCGAAACTAAAGGGCTTGGTGATAATCTTATAAACCGTGATGGTAAGTATATCCAAGATGAAATAAGAACCAGTAAAGGTGCTTTTTTCAGTTACGGTGATAATGATGTATTAGATGGTGTTATTGAAGCGTTATCCGGTATGTGTGGGCTACCTCCTACCCGGTTGGAACCTGTGACTATTCAAAGGTATCAGCCGGGTCAGGAGTATAAACCTCACTACGATGCTTTTCTTCCTGATGAAATGGGAGAAATGCCAAAGTCTTCAAAAGTTGAAGAAGGTGGGAATCGCTGTGTCACTATGATTGCGTACTTGAATGACGTACAAGATGGTGGTGGCACAGTTTTTCCTGTTTTGGGGCTTGCAATACAAGCAAAGCAGGGTCGGGTTCTTATGTTTGGCAATCTTGATGAAAACAAGATTCCTCATCCTGCATCATTGCATATGGGACTACCTCCAGAAAACGGAGACAAGTGGATTATAACCTTTTGGTTTCGGGAGAAAGATGTAATGGTAACTAAGAAAGAACTTAGAAAAGAATTAAACTCAAAAAAAGCCACTAGCATAGATAAAAAGCCAGTGGACTCTAAACTTCATGCTAAGAATGTGCATAAGAAATTTAAACAAATTGCCGCAGATAGGAGTGAAATGCCGTTATGAATTCTTCAGGATGGAATTATGATACTCCTACCTCACGACCTTGGAAACTAGATATTAATACTGATGGCACTGCAACTATTAATACCTATCAAGATGTACAGCCTATTATAGAAAAGAATAAGTTAGACTTGATTAACTATGGCGACAAACTTACATTCGGTAAAGCCTCTGGAAGACATACTGGTGGAGTTACAGTCGCTTCTATTCCCACAAATATCTGGGAGATATGGCTAAAAGAAACAAACGGTGCTATTGAAAAAGACGAAAAACTATTAGCAAAATATTTGAATGATCCTGACAACAAGTTTCTCAGGACTACACCTACGAGGATTTAATCATGTGGTTATATCAGCCTACATTTTCTGGTAACAATCAGTTACCTATTATTAATAACAAAGTCTGGTTTAAGAGCAAGAATAGTTAATGGCTATTAATTCGTACTCCACTCTTCAGACGGCTGTGGCTAACTGGTTAGACAGAGATGATCTGTCTGACCGGATACCAGAGTTTATTTCGTTAAATGAGGCAGTGTTTAATAGAGTTCTACGCATTAGACCGATGGAGACTATTGTAACTACTGCTACAGTTGGAGGAACAAAGGCTTATGATCTTCCTACTGGATACGTTCAGATGCGGGAGATACATTTAGATACAAGTCCAATTACCTCTGTGCAGTATATGACTCCAGAGATGCTGTATAGAATTTGGGCTGGTAGTTCCTCTGGCAAACCTAGTGCGTACAGTATAATTGGGGATAAGATTTATTTTGGTCCCACTCCAGATGCGGCTTATGATTATGTAATGACGTATTATAAAAAGTTTGACTCGCTTAGTGATAGCACTACAACTAACTGGATTATACTTAATGCGCCTGATGTTTATTTGTATGGAACTCTACTACAGGCTGAACCATTCCTTATGAACGATCAACGTATCCCTATATGGGAGCGAGGATTGAGACAGGCTATTGCTGACTTACAGGAGCAGGATGACAAAGATAGACATTCTGGCTCTGAATTAAGGGTGATGAACACCTCTGGATATTATTAGGATATAAATTATGGGTATTGAATCTGGAAATTATATTACAAATTTAAATAGCGCAAATCCGCTATCAAGCGATAACGTAAGTGAAGGCGATGACCATTTGCGTTTGCTTAAAAACGTATTAAAGAAAACTTTTCCAGCAGGTACAAATGATGCGGGACCAGATCAGGCTGTTCAGGTTATTATTACTAAGTCTTCAGCACCTACTGTTAGCGGAAACGCCGCTCAATCAACAGGATTGGTTTGGCTAGACACCTCAAACAATGTACTTAAGATTAGAAACCAAGCCAATGATGCGTGGATTACTCTTGCGGTTGATCCAGAGACAAGCAATAGTGTAGACATTAATGCAGGAACTATTGACGGCGCTACTATTGGAGCAACTACAGCGTCTACAGGTAAGTTTAGCACTCTTAATGTTGCGGGAGATGGAGCCACTGTAACAGGAATTAAAGATGAAGATGATATGTCCTCCAATTCGGCTGTTAAACTTGCTACTCAACAGTCGATCAAGGCGTATGTTGATTCCCAAGTTACAGCGCAGGATTTGGACCTTATCTCTGACAGCGGCACTATCGACGTTGATCTTGATTCAGAGAGCCTTACTGTTAGTGGTGGCGAGGGTATTGATACTTCAGCGACAGGCACGACACTTACAATCGCGGCAGAAGAAGCCACATCGTCAAACAAAGGTGTAGCATCATTCTCTACCGATAACTTTAGTGTATCCTCTGGCGCGGTAACTATTAAAGATGAAGGTGTTTCTAATGCTGAGTTAGCGCATATGGCGGCTAACACAGTTAAAGTAAGAGATGCTAACTCTACTGGCGACCCAACAGATAAGGCTGTTGCAGATACTCAGATATTAATTGGTGATGGAACCGGGTTTACAGCCGCCGCATTAAGCGGCGATGCTACAATGACTAACGCTGGAGCAGTTAGTGTAGTTAAAATTCAGGGACAAAATGTAAGTGCAACTGCCGCCACAAACGACCAATACTTAAAGTATTCAAG